TCATCCGTCCACCGTCACCACGGTCGCCGTGGTCCCGGTCGCAAGCACCCGGCGCACCCGGTGGGGCGGCATATAGCCGACCGGGGCGGAGGTGACGGTGATGTTGTCGCCGTCGGCATTGCCGACCGGCAGATAGACCAGGTTGCCGGCGGCCACGACCTGGATGGCCTTGGCATAAGGGTTGAGGTCGTTGGTGTTGTGGGGGGTCACGACCCGACCAGATTTGCCGAAGCCGAGCAAAGCCGGCGCGGCGAGAGCGAAGGGGTCTTTAGATGCATCATAGGGCATTGTTGGGCCTTTCTTAGCGGAGAGAATGATCCTTGCGCGTTTACCAACTGCTCAGCGCTACACGGCGCCAGGTGTTGTTGGCGACGCAGGCGTAGAAGTAGTTCGCGTCGACTGCCCATTCGCCGGTGCTGCCCGAAGAGGTCGCCGTAGCCGGCGGACTCACTCGTGTTCCATTGCTCCCACGAAACAAGAAGGTGATGACGCAGTCGGCGCCGTTTGCAGGCAAACTGCCGGACAGTTGACTAACTGCGAGATGCGACCACCCGGACCCGCCCGTATCCAGAAAAATGATCTCCGCCAGATAGAACACCGATCCGGAAGGGTCAGAAGATTGGACGATGATGATGCCGACAGGGTCATTATCTACAAAGGCATACCCGTTGAGCAGCGCGTCAATGCTGCCGCCTCCGGCAGGCGTATTGGAGATCACAAAGCCAGCGTTTCCGCTGCTCGTGATGCGGAATTTGCCAGTGCCGGGGTTGGATACACCAGTGGAGGAATCGAAGGTGTAGCGCAGGCCGGCCCGGATGCCGGCAGGACCGGCTGGCCCGGCTGGCACGAGCAGATCCCAGTCGCTGCCGGGCGGCTCCTGGCTCGTCGCCGTGTTGGCGACATAGGAAGCGGTTCCCTTTGAAACCGCGTCGAACTGGGCATAGGCGCCGGCGCTCCACGGTCCCTGCCAGTTGAGCCCTTGCGGGCCCGGGATGCCCCGCGGCAGGGAAAAGTCGAGGACCGCAGCGCCGGGTGCGCCGCTGTCGGTCACGGCGGCCGGCTCGTCGTGATCGACCGTCGTGACGTCGCCGATCTCGATGGTACCGGCCGCGCCCCTCGGGATGCCGAAGTTGAGGACCGCCGCGCCTGAGGTGCCGCCATTGGTGACGGTGGCGGGATCGTCCGGATCAAGGGTGGTCACGGTGCCGATCGAAAGGGTGGCCGCCTGTCCCTGCGGTCCGCCTAGGGCCGAGCGCGCTTCAGTGATGACGGCAACGGCGTTGATGAGGTCGGCCGTCGTGAAATAGCCGCCGCCCTCCGACAGCCCGCCCTGACCATCGGTGCCGTTGGTCGACTGCACGCGGGTGACGAACTTGTAGGTCTTGGATGTTGCCGGCGTCACCCGGCCGCGGCCGGTCATCATGCCGGTGTGGTTGGTGGTGACGGTGCGGCTGCCCACTCCGAAAAAGGTTGTAACGAGCGCGTTGTCGGTGACGTTCCAGAGCCGGAGATCAGCCACGCCGACGCCTTCGACGACGGCGGTGAAGTCGATATCCCACGCGCCTGCCGGCAGCGTGAACTCGGGCAGCGTGCCCGAGATGCCGATGGTGTCCACCGGCTTGGTGTTGATCGAGAAGGTCTGGTCGGAGCCCGAGGTCAGCCCGCCGCCCGAGGCATTGGTGCGCTTGTTGATGAGGACGGCCGTCTTGGTGGCCGCACCGCTGACCGCTAGCCCGGCTATAGCGCGCGCCTTGCCATCGGAATGGATGCGGGCTCGCAGCGGACGGCCGCCGCGCACCTGGCCGGCAGTCAGGGCGTTGCCGTCCTCGGAGACGAGCGCGATCGCCGACAGCCCGTCGACCGCCAGCGTCATGGCGCCGGTGTTGGTGTTGGGCGGCACGAAATCGAGCGTCATGCCTTCGGTCAGCGTGGCGATCGGCACAGACCCCGCCGGCGTCGTGGCGGTCAGGGCATTGGTGCCGGTAACGGTCAGCGGCCTCGTCGCGCGGCGGTAGAGCTCCTCGAGCTCGGTGGCGACCCGCGTGCCGTACGCGTCACCCGCGATGCCTGCAGGATCTGAGGTGGTTGTCGGGCCGGAGCCCAAGGGATCGGGCATCATGCAAACACCTCGGGGGCTTCGGGGACGACGGTGACGGTGAAGAGGGGGCCGGAGGGCACGATGGATTCGACGAGGGCGCGACGGCCCAGCCGCTGACGGCGGCCCACGGTCACCATCTGGCCAGGTACGATTCGCTCGGAATGGGGCACGCTGGCGGGGGTCACCACGACGCTGTCGGTAACGCCGGCCTCGGCTGCATCGAGATCGAGGCTGACCACGACGCCGGCGTCCGGATCGGCAGGATGGGCCCGGCCCACCGCGATCGCCGCGACGTACGGATTGCCGATCGTCAGGATATTGCCCGTCTCCCAGAGGTCGGCCACATCCCAGAGCGAGCCCGTTGAAGGCTCGACATAGACCGGCTGCTCGAGCGCGATCGCCGTCACCTGGCCGGCGAGATTGCGCGTGACGCTCCGGACATAGGCCGACTGGTTGATGGCGCGCTCGTTGACGCCATGGGTCTCGTCGATCTCCGCCAGCATGTCCCAGACGGCCAGCACCAGGTCGCCCTTGCGCACAGCCTCGCCGGCGTGGTCGGTTTCGAAACGCTGGCGGGTGGCCCTGTACCGCATCAGCGCCAGGTCGTACCGGGCCCGGGCGATGGCTAGCGCTTCCGTCGGGATCTCGGGATAGCGCACGTCCTCGAGACCGCGGGCCGACGCTGCCGTCACGCCCTGGGCATAAACGAGAGTGGAGCGCTCCTGATAGTCCTCGGCCTCGTCGCGCCAGGTGATGCGGAGCGCGTCGGTGGGCAGCGGCGCCCAGGCCCGCGACAGCCCGAGATAGCGGGCGTTCATCGGCGAGAAGACGAAGACCGCATCCTCGGCCGACCGGTCCCGATCGAAATACGGTCGCCAGGAGCCGGCCATCGCAAAGCCGCCCCGGGCCGCCGATGCCAGCATCTTCTGGACGTCGTCCCAGCCGGCGCCCGCGCTCTCAAAGCTCGTGCGATACCCCTTGGCGACGCACTCGGCCGCCCAGGCGTCATAGGCGGCGGTGTCGATGGTTGCCGACAGCGGCCGGTTGGTCGACTGCCCACGCGCCAGGGCCTCCGAAAGCTTGGCGGGATTGTCGGTGGCGAGCCAGTCCTCGCTCTGCCGGTCGTGGATCACCGAGGTCGCGATCGCGGTGACCTCGCCGACCTGGACGTTGCGCCCGCGCACCGCGATCAGGGCGCAATCGGACCGGCTGAGGCCGATGGTTGGCGGCTGCCGGCGGATGACGGCCAGCTCGTTGACCGCGACCAGCCCGACATTGTTCTGCATATCGCGCGGGGCATATTTGGCGGCATGCCCCGGATGCTCGCCATAGCCGAACATGTCGGTGCAGTTCCAGCCGCCCCAGCTCCAGTGCGGCTGGGCGTAGCGCGTGAAGTTGAAGTTGGTGGAGAGGGTCACGGCGCCGGCGATCAGCCCCAGCTCGAGCGGCACGTCGTCGACCAGCCCATCGAGCCAGATGATGACGCCCTCGTCGCAAAGCTGCACGTTCTGATCGGCGAGGACAGGGATGTGCCCGTTGCCGGCCGGCATGGACGAGATGAAGTGGCTCGCGGCTACCCAGTCAGGCCGGGTCGGCGCGAGGTCGACGCCCTGGAACGGCGCCGGGGATGCCGAAGGCGTCCGGCTGAAACTGCCGGCCGAATAGGTCAGGTCATAGTCGGTGTTGGCGAGAAGCGTGCCCGAGATGGAGATCGGCGCCAGCCCATCGATCGCGATCGTGGTTGCTGCACCGCCATTGTCCTGGAGCGCACGCATGCGCCAGACGCTGCCATTGGCCGGGGCGCTCGTCAGCGTCGGGCAACCGCGCGCGACGATCGCTGTGCCCGATCCGCCCTCGACATGGAGATAGCCGGCATAATCCGAGCTGCCGGTGCCATTCGAGATGCCGTTGCCGACAAGCCCATAGCGGCCCTGGCCCGGGGTGCGGGCAAAGGCGCGGATGGCGGTCTGCGCCGCGTCGCGGATGGTCGGCGCCGGGCCCGGCGTGCCGCGCCGCAGGATGATGTCCTTGCGGTAGGCTTCGCCGGTCGCGTTGTTGGAAAACCAGATCTCGGGGAGGTTGAGCCAGCTGGTCGCCCCACGCGGCCGGATGCGCAGGCGCAGCGGCTGGTAGACCGTTGCGGCATTGTCGTTCTTCTTGGCGAGCCCCTCGGTCCATGCGAGGCGGATGCGGGCCTCGTCAAGGGCTGGCAGCGAGACCATGTCCCAGGCCGGTGAGGAGCGCTCGGGCAGGTTCTGGTCGAAGAGATCGTCGCCGGCGTTCTTGTTGATGACATACCAGGCGAGCGGCCGGCCGACGGCCTTCATGGCCCCATACTGCTGCAGCAGGGTCTGGGTCTCGAGCGGCGAGGTCCAGTCGACGGTCTGGACCGTGACGCCCTCGACCTCGGAGGCCGGAACGCCGCCGATGCGGATGTCCTCGAGCACGGTGCGTCCGGCCACGGCATAGAGCGCCTCGACCACCTCGTCGCGCCCCTGCAGGTAGCGGATCGGCTTGGTGACCTGGGGCGGCCAAAGCTTGGTGCGGCCAAAGGGCCGCGGCAGGTAGTCGCCTGCTGCCAGGACGTTCTGGCGGACGCCGGCCGAGCCCAGCGTCGTGCCGGATTGCTGAGATTGTCCCTGCACGGCCGACGGAAAGAGCGCATTGAGCCCGGCCTGGCCGAGACCCAGCACGGCAGCGGCTGCCAGGGAGGCCTCGAAGGAGCCGGCAGCGAAGAGCGTGAGCCCGCCGGCGCCGCCCAGGGCGAAGGCCGCTGCACCGCTAGTCAAGGCGATTGCGCCGGCGACGAGGAGCACGGTCAGCACCGTCCGGAGCACGCCGCCGCCGCCGGCGCCGTCACCGGCCGGCATCATGGCCACGCGCATGACCCGGATGCCGATCGGCTTGGGCCGCACCCGGGCCCAGAGGTCGCGCGGGATGGGATGCTCGTCGATGGTGACGGCCATCCGTCCCCATTCGAGCGGAGAGAAGCCGGCGGCTCTGACCAGGTCGGCGACCGACTGGCGACCGTCGCAGGCCAGCTCGAGGGAGACCGGCGCCAGGCGATCGGCAATGATCAGCTCAGCCATTGCGGGCCTCCACAGGCGACCAGGCGCTGATAATGCGCCCGCGCAGCTCGGCGAGCGGGGTGCGATGTGAGCCCGTGCGGATGCGGGAGTGCAGCACCATGGCGCCGGCGATGATGCCGACATGGTCGGGCCGGCTGCCGGCCATGGCCATCTCGACGATATCGAGATCCTCAGCCTCCCACGGCGCCACGGACCGGAAGAGCCCGTCGCCCAGGACGAGCTGGCGCGTGCCGGCATAGTGCCGGGCGATCTCGGCCGCAGCGGCCGAGGCGATCTCGGCGGGATGGGCAAGCAGGATGCCGAGCTCGCGCTCGTAGACGAGGCGCACCAGCCCCCAGCAGTCGCAGCCCGAAAAGGAGCCGCCATTGGCGACCCAGGGGATGCCGAGATAAGGCGCGTAACCGTGCTTGAAGACCCGTTCAAAAGCCATATTCGAGCCCCGGAAAGTGCTGGGCGGTTGCGCGGATGCCCGAGACCGGCTCGTCCACAGGCACGTCCTGGACGAGGCTGAAGCGGGCCGCCACCAGCGGCACCTCGGCCGAGCGGATGACGAGGCCGGGATAGGCGGCAAAGACCGTGTCCGGAGCCGAGGCCCAGACCAGCTCGAGATCGATCGGCACCGTTCGGTCCATGATCTCGACGAGGTTGGCGATGCGATTGCCGACATTGGCGATTTCGATCGCGCACTCTGCCGGCTTGCCATCGTCCTGGGGCCGGCTGATCACCAGCCCGGGCAGGTAGCTCTGCCCGCGCGAAGTGACGGCCTCCCGCTGATCGCATGCATAGGCCTTGCCGTCCGGCAGGCGGATGGTGGCGAGGAGGATCGGGTAGTCGTCGAGGATGCGGCTGCTGGCCTTGGTCGCGTCGAGCGTCATCTCAAAGCTCCCGCAGAGTGAGCTGGACCCGCCAGAGCTCGGGCGCGAGCCGCTCCTCGACCGGCGCGCCAATGACCTGGGCGGAAAAGCTATTGGCGGTCACCGGGTCCGTGAAGGTGATCGGGCGGATGCCGCCACCGAGATCGTCCTGCCAGAAGGTCTCCCAGATCTCGTACTGGGCTCGGCTCATGTCGAAGGCCCAGCGACGGGCATTCGGCTGGCTTTCGGCCTTACGGCGGGCGCGGGTAAAGCCGGAATCGGGTTCGAAGAGATGGGCGTTGAGACCGCGATCGGTACCGTAGCCGCGCCCATTGGGGCGCGCCGGCAGGCTCGCATGCCAGGCGACGGGCGCGCTCATCGGGATTTCACCGGGCGGCGGAGCCCGTTGGCCCGGAACTCATCCTTGGCGATGCCCTGCTGCACGGTGCCGATGATGACGCGCTGATAGACCTGTCCGTCATCCCCGCTGGTCTGCTCGGTGCGCACGGGCTCGCTCGAGCGGTTCTCGATGGTTTGGTTGAAGGTGAAGCCGGTACCTGCCTGGCCGGCGCCCGCCACGCGCACCCCCAGCGCGCCGTCCGGACCGCGCTGAAGCGGCAGGATGGCCTCAGGGCCGGCCTCGCCCATAAGACCGGCGCCCCGGGCGAACGGGAAAAGGGTTGGCCGATCGACGATCTGGCCGGAGTAGGCCGAGATGCCGGCGCCGGCATAGACGCCGCCCTTGGCGTTCGCGAAGATGGCCGAGCCCCAAAGACCCTTGCCCATGGTGCCACCGGTGGCGCCACCGGTCAGGCTGCCGGCAACGAGCCCCAGGAGCGCGTCGAAGATGCCATCGGCGGCGACGCCGAGGATGCGGTCGGTGATCCTGTCGAGCGCGTTGTTGGCCGCGTTGGCAAGCGCCTCCCAGGCATTCTCGCCCCGGGCGGTGCCGCCGACCAGGTCCGACAGAAAGCCCGAAAAGGCGCTGCGATAGCTGTCGAGGTCTTCGGTGGCGCGGCGCTGAGCTTCGGTGGCGAATTCAAAGCCCTGGGCAGCCAGCGCCTGGGCATCGGCGATCCCGGCGATCGTGCCGGCTAGTTCTTGGTCGACCGCGATGCCGGCGCGCTTTGCTGCGGTCAGCAGTTCGAATTCGACGCGGGCCCGTTCGGTCTCGTATGTCGACAGCCCGAGCGCGTCTGTCTGCATGCGGATGAGGTCGGTCTGCTCCCGGGTCGTTTCGAGCTGGCGCCGGAAGCCCTCGGCGGCGGATTGTGCCTGAGCAGCTGATCGGCGTTGCTCCGCCAGGCGCTCCTGGGCCGCCTGAGCCGCCAGTGCCGCATCCCGAAGCCGCTCCAATTCCTCAACGGCTGGGCCGGTGGCGACGCCCGTCCCAATAGCCTCGTCGAAGGCTGCCTGGATCCGCTCACCCGCAGACCGCACGTCCGGGGTGAGGGAGACGAGCCGATCACGCGCGGCCGTAAACTTCTCGACGCCGGCATCGAGGCGAAACTGGAGGTCGGTGTCTTGGCCAAGTGCGGCAAGAGCATGGGAAAGGCCGACGAGGCCCTGCTCGAACATAGCGACCTGGCGGGCGCCATCCTGAAGCGGCTCGATCAGTTGCGACCGGATCGCCCAGCCTAAGATCCCAAGATCGCTGCGGTTGAGCCGCACCAGCCCCGTGTAAAGCTCATCCGCTCCGATCACGCCCTGATTGAAGGCGACCAGAAGCTGCCCGACCTGCCGGTCGACCGGTGCTACCATGCCGGCCAGCACGGGCCCCTCGAGAGCCGCCTTTTCCCGAAACGCGTCCGCTTTTTTCCCGAGCTCGTCGAGATTGGCTGACAGGTCGACGATGACTGAATCGCGCGGCAGTCTCCCAGCTGCCGAAAAGAAGTCATCAGCGGCTTTGCCCGCAGCGTCGTAGCCCTGCAACAAGTCCTCGAGGGCCGCAGATTGCCGGCCCAGCACCTCATTGGCGCTCTCGGCCTGCGGGATCAGTCCTCCTAGCCACTGGATCGCCAACCCGCCGAGGCCGATGATCGCAATCGTGGCCAGCGAAACAGGATTGATCAGGGACGTAAAGGCGGCGCCAACGGCTCCAACAGCGCCGGCCACGCCGCGATTGCCGAGCACCTGGTTGATCTGGGTGCCTTGCTGGATTGCCACCAGGAACGGCGAGGTGCCGCCGGCGAGCTGGACACCGATGTCGTTCAGCTGAGCGGCGAGGTTGCCGGTTTCCAGCCCGGTGTTGCGTACCGATTGGGCCGCGCGATCGGCCGCAGGCGAAATGGTGTCCAGCGCGCCGCCGGCGCTGGCGGCCTCCTGCTTGAAGCGCCGGACATCATTGGCGGCCTCGCCGAGTGCGCGCTTGGCGCCGGAGGCATCGCCTGAAAGGACGAGCGCGACATTGAGCGTCATGGCCTGCCCCCGTTGAGCGCATTGCGCGCGCCCATGGCAATCGTCGCCATGGCCGACCAGTCGCTCGCGCTCATCTCGAACTCCATCCCATCGAGCAGAGCTTTCGCCCCGCCATAGTCGAGGCTGTGCCACACCGTGCGGGACTGGCCACCCCGGACCTCCACCCCGATCCGCCACTGATCGGCGATGACGCAGAAGGCGGTTGCCGCATGCACATGCTGCGGCCAGAGCCCGTCCTCGGCCTCGCGACCGGTCAGCTTGCGCGTGAGGGCTGCAAGCTGCGCCTCCGAGGCGCCAAAGCGACGTGCGTCGGCGACAGCCTCCGGCTCGCTCTGGGCATCATCGACAAACAGGCCACCCGTCGCCCAGGCACGGCCGGCCCAGATCAGTTTCCCCGCGCGGCCTTGGGCAGTGCCCGGAAATAGGCCTCGGCCAGTGCCAGCCGGCACCAGGAGCGATCGAGCAGCAGCTCGCGGGCGTCCTCGAAGCTGATGGGCTCACCGTCGTTCTTCACGTCGTAGAAGCCGATGACGACCTTGCGCAGGAAGTCCTTGCTGCCAGCGGCCGTGGAGAGGTCGAACTCGGCGACCTCGCCGTCAGGCAGCGCCAGGAAGGTGACGTCGCAGCTCTGGTCGCCAATGGCGACCGTCTCGTAAAAGTGCGCAATCGCCGCCACGTTGAACATGATTTAAAGCCCTTTTGTTCGCTTGGTTGGAGAGCCGCCCCGCCGCTGCAGCCGCCCCTCTTGTTCGTGCCTGTCGGCGGGCGCGTGCGGGTATCAGGTGAGGGTGAGCGCCCACTGGTCGTTGCCACTTGCGGGCAACGGCACGAAGGTCAGCGGCCACTCAGCCACATTCTGCTCGTTGGCGAGCCCTGCCGGCCGCTGCACCTGCGCCTCGTCGATCTCGAGGGTGACGATGCGGCCGGCCACCGTGCCATGTGCCACGACGATCGGCACGCGCTCCTGGTCAGCAGCCTTGGCGAACGGGTTCCAGGTCGAGAGCGGGACGGCCTCGACCTGAGTGGAAAAGAGCTCGTTGCGGTCAGGGATGATGATGCTTTCCGAACCCACGAGGAATCGGGTCTGCACGTCGTTGCGCAGGTCGAGCGAGAAGCGCCGCATCACGAGGCTCACCCCGTCGATCGTGAAGGTCGGGGTGTTGATGTCGGTCACAAGGTCGGGCTTGAGGAAGGCGTCGAAATCGGGCGACGGCCGCGAGACTTCGCTGGGCTGGCTGAACAGCCCGGTCAGGGTGACGTCAACGACGGGCACGCCCTGGGCTTCTCCGGAGATCACGGCAGTTCCTCGGCTGCCCTTCATCACGAAGCGGGTGCCGCCGATCCAGAAGTGGATGGTCACCGACTCGTGCCCCGTGGTGATGGGCGCATAGGTGACGGACGTGTCGGCGACGACCGTCTGGGCCACGCCACAGGCCCTGAGGATCGGGCCCCATGCCGGCGCCACGCCAGCATCGCCCGAGGGCACAAGCTCGACGCGAAACTGCAGGCGGGTGAAGAGCCCGGCCGGGATGGTGGCGTGCGCCGCAAGATAGGGCAGCTCGAGCTCGCGCGAAACGTCCTGGCCCTCCATCGGGGTCAGCTGGACGTTGATCGCGAGGATGGCGTTATCGCCGCCAGTCGGCGCGGAATCGGTCCCGTAGGTGCCTTCGATCTTGGCGAGCAGGATCTTCGACTTCCAGAAGATGGGCATGGCTTACTCCTTGTCCGCAGGCTTCGGGGGAGGCGCGTCGGCCCGGGTGTGGGTGCCGGTGGCCGGGTCATAGATCCAGCTGCCCCCCTCGGGGGGCGGCGGCGGACGCGACGGGCGAGCGGCGCGCTTGGGAGCGGGTTGGGGCTTTCTGGCCATCAGGATCTCCGGAACTGGCGCTGCAGGGCAAAGTCGAGCTGGTAGATGGCAAGGCCGGCCTCGGCCGAGACGATCTGGCCGCGCACGAGACGGAAGACGCCGGGATAGTCCGGGCCGGGGTCGGCGCCATTGACGGCGGCCAGCACGGCTTCGACGAGACCGTCGAGGCGTGGGCGCGCCTTGGCGCCGGTGACGTCGCCGGCCGAACGCACCACGAGGAGCACGGCCACCTGCTCGTCGAGCATCTGGGTAAAGACGCCGGCGCCGGCGTCGCCGGAGCTGGTCGGCACAAGTCCGAGGGGCACGATGAATGCGTGCTGCGGGCCCTGTGGCAGGGCGCCCTGGCGCACGAGCTCGGCGAGGACGAGCGCATCGGAAACGCGACCCTCCAGCCCGTCCACCGTCTCAACGAGGGCCTTGAGCTGTTCAAACACCAGCGGTCTCCTGGAGCGATGTCAGCACGAACTGCACGGCGATCTGCGCGATCATGGTCTGGTCATCCTGGTCGAGCCCGAGGAAGGCGCGGCGCGGGATGGTCACCGACTTGCGCGTGACCCAGCCGATGCCGGGAATCCGGAAGCGCAGAGCAGCCGCTCGCACCGGTCGAATGACGGCGCCGAACTGGTGGACGGCCGCATAGATCACATTGGTGCCGACGGCGACGCGATCCGACGCCGGCTCCCAGGTGATCGAGTTGCGCAGGCGCGCGCTGTCGGTGAGGGTCTTGCCGCCCGAGACCAGGGCGCGGATGGAGCTCGGCCACGGGCTGCCGTCAGGCGCGCGTTCGGTTGCGAAGCGCTGCTGGGTCGATACGGTCAGGCTGCGGCCGATCTCGTCGTAAAGCGGGCGGGCATCCTCGAGCCGTGCAGCGGCCCGGCGCAGTGCCGCGCTCGCGGCGTCGGCGGCGGGGACGGTGATCTCGATCCGGGCCATCAGATGTAGCCCTTCATGGTGTCCGACGTCATCGGCCGATGCGGCTCGTTGACCAGCAGGCCTTCGCCTGGCGATGAAGCGGGCTCGATGCCGGCGACGTTGAGCTTGACGGTGCCAGACGAGATCTCGCGCAGGAGCTTCAGGGCATCGTCGTAATCCTTGCGGATCTTCTCGGGCGCCACGCTCCCATGCGCGAAATAGATGGTCACCCGCAGGGCGACGTCGGCGAGGAGAGCCGGCACCTCGGCAAGGGGCAGCTGGTACCGGCCGAACAAATAGCCGTCGATCAGCGCGGCTGCGTCGGCGATCGCGCGCGCGAACAGGTCGCTATCGGGCTCTTCGGGCGCGGTGTCGCCACGGTCGGACAGCTGGATCAGCATGCCCTGACCGTAGCGATCGATCAGCTGCTGGAGTGTGCAATAGGCCATCGTCCCGGCTCAGGAGACGGTGAGGGCTGCGTCGGACCTGAGCGTGAGGAGCTGCTCGGCGGTAACGCGAACCTTGCGGGGATCGGCGCCGAATTGAAGACCCGCGCGCCACCGACCTGCGGCCGGACCAGTTACCGTTACGAGGAGAAGCTCGCCGGACCCTTGCACAGCATTGTCAGGCACCCCGATCCCTAGGCCGAGGTCGATGGAGGCGATAGCTTCGCCATAGCGCTGATCTGCTTCCTGCATGAAGGCCAACGCCGCCTGGAGCGTCACGCGCTGCGCGATCAGGTCATCGCGGATCGAAGCGGCATTGGCGCCGCTCGCGATGGCCTCGCGCGCGTCATCCAGTTCCTCCTCGAGCGCCTGGCGCAGCAGGTCGATTTCGTCGGCATGCGGCAGGCTGCCAGCGACGGGATTGAGTGCAGTTTCCATCACGAACGGCTTGAGCGGCTCGGTTTCCGCTGCTGCGATCTGGCCGTGTTCGGGCTGGGCTTGGGCGTGATTGTCCGGGACCGGCGCAGCCGGGGCTTGGGCCGGAGTATCGAAGGGGCCAGGCGTGGCCACACGCGCCCGGGCCGACATCACCCAGTGATGGTAGTCGGGGCTGCCCCGCAGGCCGCCGGCGGCATCGATCTTTTCCATCAGCGCCTGCGGCTCAAGGGCAGCGAGCTGGGCGAAGGTCGTGATGCCGATCGCGGCGAGCGCCCTCTCGGCCACGGGGCCAATGCCGTCGATGTCGGTAAGCTTGTCCATCAGGGTCTCCGGGTCTTGCGGCAGGGCTCGGCGATGAGCCCTCTCGGAAGACCCGCTGGCACCAAGGCCAGCGGGCAAGTCAGGTGAAAGGCAAAGGCGGGTTAGTCGGGCCCGCGCGGAGGGGGTTCGGCGCAGCGGGCGTGAAGCTGCACCACGGCGTGGGCGATGGCCTGGACGGGCACGGCGATAAAGCAGTGCCCAGTCTCGGCGAGGCGCTGAGGATGGCAGGCGACGGCGCCGGGGTTTTCGAACAGCACCGGGGTCATCGGGTCGATCGCGCGCAGGCACTGATCCACCGGATCGACCTGGGCAACGAATGTCGAGAGATCGTCGAGCCGCTCGGCTGACGGGCTCGGCGCCGCGATAGCCGCCGGCGTGATGAAGGCGAGAGAGGCGATGACTGCGATGGACAGAATACGACGAAGCATCGGGGTCCTTTCGGGTCTCGAGGAAGCGGCCGGAGACCGTGATTGGCCGGCCGCTTCCCGGAAACCCGCCGCCCTTGAGGGCGACGGATCGGTCCATAGATGGATCAGGCGAGCCAGGGCACGACGAGCAGCTCGGCGGTGCCCTTCCATTCGTTGGTCTCGCCACCCGAGCCGAGCTCGGAGTTGAGCAGCTTGCGCCCGGCGCTTTCGAGTGCGGGCGGTACGACAAGGAGGTTGGGCATCAGGCCCAGCGGCCGGCCATAATCGCCCTTCATGCCGCTGAGCGCGGCGCGCGCCGTGGCATAGTTGGTGGCGTTAAGGGTCTGCTTGGAGCCCCAGCAGAACTGCCAGAAGCCGAAGCCGACATTGGCCCGAGCGTCGGCGCCGTACTGGAACTCGCGGTTCGAGAACACCGTGTCGTCGGTGATCCGATCCTTGGCGACGAACTCGAAATCCTTGCGCTTCTGCAGGATGATCGGCTTCAGCGCACGGCTGGCGTCCATGAGGAACCAGGACGTGCCCGAGCCGCCGTCCGTGTTGGCGACCGTGGTGACAGCGCCGGAGGCATCGAGCACGGGATGGTCGGTGTCGAAATAATACTGGCCGTCATAGCAGTTTGTCGCGAAGCCAGCCTTGAGCAGGGCGAAGCAGAGCTCATCCCACTTGGCGCCCGTCGACTGGCCCATCTCCTGGAACATGGGGGTGTAGATGCCGAGATTGTCGGTCTCGATGTCGTCGCGATCGACACCAATGGTCAGCTCCCACGGCTTCTCGGTGATCGAGTAGTCGTGCTGGGCGAGGTTCTGGACGGCGCGCGCCCCGATCCACTCGCGGACGGAGGGCATCTTGCCCAGCCAGCCATATTTGGCGGTCTTGGTTGACGCCGGCACCGGCGTGGCGATGCGGGTGTACATGGTCGAGGCCATGCCCAGCCCGTTCTGGAACGTGGTCTTGAACCCGGCGCGGAGTGAATCGAGATTGGCGGCGTTGACGAGCATCGATGATGTCCTGGATTAGGCCGGGCTGGCGAGGCCGGCGAGATGGGAGACGAGCATGGCCTCGTCAAAGCGGACCCAGACGCCCTGCGCATCGACGCTGTCGATGAAGCCGGCGGCGGAGCGGGTGCCGCCGCCATCCGTCTTGGCGACGGTCTGGTCGTCGACCACGAAGCAGACGTCGCCGATCTCGGCGATGGTGATCGCGTCGCTCGAGGCCGAGTTTCCGAAACGGTAGGTGCCCGGCCGGTACTTCAACGGCTCGTCACCAGCGCTTGCGCCGCCGGTCTTGCGCTCTTCGGCCCGGCCAACCCCGACAAGGCCGGTCGCGGCCTGACCCTTGGTGAGGAAGCCGGAGGCGTTGCGCATGACGATGGCGCCGGCATAAACGAGGACGGTGGCGGCAAGTCCGCCCTGGCGGATATCGCCCTCGGCGCGGGGCGTGTTGCGGTCAGCAGATAGGGCGGCCATTGCGGCGGGCTCCTGGTGTTGCGGTTAAAGGTGCGCTTCAGCCGCTTCCCGCTCCTTGCGGAGGGTCTCGGCATAGGCTTTGGGGTCGACGCCCAGAAGGCGCGCGGCCGTGAGCTGGGAGGCGTTGAGCGAGATTTCGCCGTCACGCGGAGGCGGCGTGGTTACGGTGTCGGAGGGCCCGAGCGTCGGCATGGCGCCGATCAGCTCCTCGGTGCCCTTGGGGTCGGCCATGTGCATGGTGATGTAGCGCTCGCGCATCGGCTTGATCCCGACACGACGGGCGAGGATCGCGGCGTCCACATAGGCCTCGGCCTTTTCGCGCGCGGTGTTGCCCTGCAGCTGCTGGAGCTGGGTCGCGACATCGCGCAGCTCGGACTGCAGAGCCGTGATCGTCTCACTGTCAGACCCAGCGGACAGGCGCTGCACCGCGCCGATGATCGTCTCGACGGTGTGCTGGCCCGCCGGCAGCCCCGCCGCCTGGGCAATCGGCGAAAGCTGCGCATGCAGCGCCACCTGCTGCCCCTGATGGAGGCTGATGACGGCCGTGACGATGGCGTCCTCGGAGGTCGTGTCGGCGAGCTCGAGGGCGGCGCGAAGGCGCGCAAGCAGATCCATGCTGGTCTCCTGATGCAGGGCGGTCAGCCCCTTGATGTTTGGTCGGTTGACGAGGCTGGCGCGGCGGATGGCGATCACGCGGCCGGTGCGATCGTGCTCGACAGCTGGCGAGATGCCGCGATAGGCGCGGCCGGCGACAAGCACCCGGCCGGCATCGGTCCATTCGACCTGGCCCCAGATGCCGTCGGCCCGCGCCTGCAGGCTGGTGACCCAGCCCATGGCGGGAGCAGGCAGGCCCTGGGGCGCGGCAAGATCGGTGGAGTGATTTTCGTCGATGACGAGGCGATCGCCGGCGGTCAGCGATGCTGCAATGACCGCCCCGGCATCGGCGACGCGATAAGGCCCGCGGCCGTCACCGGTGCGGATATCGCCGGCCGGAAGCAGGTGCACCCAGTCCGGCGCATCGCCGGCCACCATGTCGAGCGCGGCGCACAGTGCCAGGCTCGTGCCCGGCTGGGCGGCATGGAGGGAAAGCATAAGTTCGGGGCTTGCGGGGCGTGTCGTCATGGGCGACAACATCCCCGATCGCCCAACGCGAATAACCCCCGAAAGCTTTCGGGGGGAATGAGGCCTCTGGGCCGAGCGTCACGGGGCTCGGCCCACCTCCTCAGCCATCGGTGTTAAACGGGGTTTAAAGGGGGCAGCAGCCCCAAGGCGGCCCGGTCGGGCACTTGCCCCCGCAAACACTATCAGCCCGCTCCTGACGCATCTGTGCGATCATGCGCGCTCCATCAGGTTGAGCCCGGTGATCCCGACATTGCCACTCCAGCCCGCATCGGGCGGAATGAGGAGGCGGGGGTCGTCGTTGGGCGTGACCGTCCAGCCGTAGCGCCTGAGATCGATGTCGCGCACCAGCATGACATGGCAGCGGCAGTTGAAGCCGTTGAGCGGCCAGTGGGTGCGCCAGAAGGGGTGGTCGATCGGCAGGACGATACCGTGCCATTGCCGGTGCGTCTCCCGGACCCGGTTGTCTTCGGCGGTGACATAGCGCCCATAGAGCTGCCAGTTGGGTGCCGCTGCCTGCAGGCGCTGCGCCTGCTCCCAACGGCCCGCCGAATAGGCGCTCTGGGTGTGCAGGCGGAAGACCAGCTGACTGTGCCAGCCCGGGTCGCCAGGCGTCGACCATCCGGCTTCCGACAGGATGCGGCGATACTCGCGCCGGAAATCCTCGAGCGTGCCGCCGCTCTCGATGATCTGGAGGACTGCGGCCAGGAGGTCGCGCATGACCGCTTCGGCCATCTTGTCGGTGGCGGCCTTGGCGGCGATGCCCGAGCCGCCCCAGATCGCCCGCCACTCATCCGAGGTGATCGAAAGACGCCGGCGCAGGAACTCGATGGCTTCGGCAAACCGGACAGTGCCGGCAACCGGCTCAGGACCCAAAACCATCGATCAGATCTGAGCGGCCGGAGAGCTGAGCGAGTGTCATGGCTTGCCTCAGGGCCATGGACAGCGAGCGCGACGAGATATCGGGCGCAAGCGCGATGAGACGGCTCCGCAGATCCTCAAGGTCACGCAGCTCGGGGTCGGCCATGATCTCGCCGACGAAGCCCAGCATCCACTCCAGCGCGTCGGCGCCGGCGGCGTCCGCATCTTTCACGATCGCATCGATGCGCTCCAGGGCGCGGCGGGCATCGGCCTCATAGGGCGGGAGCTCGGAATGCAGTGTCTCACTCAGCGGCCGGTCGGGACGAGGCTGCTGGCGGGCGTTCCCGGGCGGCAGAGTTGGCGGACCAGGCGCTCTCCGTCTGCCGTCCTGGTCGTTGGGGTCTGGGCTGTCAGGCGAGCTGGTATCATCATGCGGGTCCGGCTGGGCGCTCTCCCAGGTAATGACTTCGTCGCCGGCCTCGGGCTGGGCCACGCCCAGCAGCCCATACATGTCGGCTTTTTTTACCGGCAGCTTCATGGCCCTGACATTGCGGACGATGGAATCGACGTCTTTCTGCTCGGGCCGGCCGATGCGAAGGCGCGGATAGGCAGCCTGGGGACCGAACTCCAGGTCAATCCACACCTTGACCAGGTCGCGATTGAGGTGGGCCGCAAGCTGCCGGCAGTCGGAGCGCTCGATGTCCTCCTGGACGAGGCGATGCTCCTGCGAGACCGCATGCCCCCCCGAGACCGCGTCCGTGGTCGTCGTCTGCCCGAGCACCGCCTTGGAAGCCTCGAGGTTGAGGTGGACGACGCGCTTCTCGTAGAGGTCGGAGCTGGCCGAGACATTGCCCGTCTCGACGAATTCGATCTTCATCGATTCCGGGATGATGGCCGCCATGTCGCCGGCGACGTTGGCGACGGCACGAAAGAGAGCGCTCTTGTCGGTCGCGCTGGCGCCCTGGCCGTAGCGGCCGACGCGGATCGGCTGGCCATAAGTCTGGGAGAAGATCGCCCAGTCGCGGTTTGAAAAGGCCTTGAACATCCACACCCAGGACAAAACCCTGGCCAGCCCCGAGCGGGTCGGAATGCCGGACTTGGCCGCCATGGGCGCATAGATGAACTTGCCGCCCGGCAGGGGCAGGCGCTGGCCGCCTTCTGTCATCATCTGCGGCGTGCGCAGATCCTCGAGCGCGAAGTCGAACCAGCGCGGGTCGCGCCATTCAAGGCGCCCCGGAACCCACTGGCCCTCGCTGGTGTCCCAGATGATCTCGGTGAAGCTGTAGCCCTTGTGGATGGCATCGAGCAGGTCGAAGAGCTCGGAGGCCAGCTCATCGCGCTTCAGCCATTCGCGCACGAGCTCCGCGTGCATCTTGTGGGCCGGGTCTGAAGATGCGTCCTCGACGGTGATCTCGAGCTGGCTCACCGAGCGCTTGCGGGTGCCCAGCACGCCAACGATGTGCGGGTCGCGCTCCTCGACCGTTTCGGCCAGCTCGAGGAACCGGATCGGGTTGCCGGTGTCGGCCTCGCGCAGGATCGCAGCAACGCGCTGGGGATTGAGCCCGTCGCCCGGGTAACCGGTGATGGGCGAGCGGACGCCCGATATCGACGCCGCAGCGGTCTCCTCGAGCAGGGCGCGCTTCTCGATCGGCCGGCCGCGCGCATCGACCAGGCCCTTGTAGACGTCAGCCATCAGATGCTCCCTCTCAGGGATGCGCCAAGCGGGCTCTCCCACCAATTGCGTTCGAGATCTTCGAGTTCTTCCTCGGCCGTCATCTTGAGCGCGGACCCATGACGGGCGCGCGGGTCTCCGACCGGCTGGTAGGCATATTCGGTCCAAGCCTGACGGCTGGCATAGTCGGCAAGCGCGAGGGCGATCGCATAGTCGCCGTGGCGCTTCTTGCCCTGCTCGCCCTCCCGGACGTCGGGCACCCTGGGGATACCCCGGATGACTTTGACCAGGCGCAGATCGGAGAGGTGGTCGGCATCCTTGCCAAGCGCGATCGCCGCGTCCTCGAACTTGGTCTTGAGCGGCGGCATCTCCAGCCGGTACCAGTCCTGGCTGAACTTGATCGCCCGGACGACGCCGGCCTCATTGTGGGTGGCGTCCCAGAGCCCGAAATGGCGCCCCATGTCCTCCGCAACGGTCCAACCCATGCCGGTGGCGTCGAAGGCTGCGCCGACCAGGCGGGGCGCGGCGGACAACACTTCGCGGGTGATCGCCTTCTGCTCATCGCCCGGCACGTTGCGCAGCTCGAAGCTCAAGGCCTCGCGCCGGCGCAGCGCCTTCTCGATCGCCAGGAGCGAGCCCACCGAAAGGTCAGCGACGCGCGCAAAGTCGAAGCCGAAGGCGTGCATCTCGTCCGGATCGAGCCGCTGCAGCGCCTCCGCCAGCTCATCCATGAAGGGCCGGATGAGGCTGCGCCGCTCGAGCTCGGGCAGGTGCAGATAGTTACCGGGCAGCTCGAGGCGCAGCACAGGCGCCTGCTCGGGCGTGAGCGTCATGCGCGCTTCGATCAACGGCGTTGAAAGCCAGGCGCCAGAGCCCTGGCTCGGGACGCAGAACAGCTCTTCATCGGCGCCGTCGCCATAAAAGCTGATGATGTCCTGGCGCCATTCCGCCTCTGCCTCCGGCGACCATGGCTTGCCGCGCACGAGGCAGATGCGCTCGTAAAGTCCCTGCTGCAGCGCCTCATCGAGATCGATGCGCATGTGCCGATAGGGCAGTCGTTTCCCGAGGACGTCCTGGACGAGCTCGTTGAACGGGTTCTCGGCCCCGTCATGGGTCGAGCAGACGACGACCTGGCCACCCCACATGAGGAAGGCGAGAGCGGCCTTGAGCAGCTCCTTGAGATTGTCGACGAAGGCGGCCTCGTCGATGATGACGACACCCTGCTTGCCGCGCAGGCCGCGCGGCGCCGAGGACAGCGCCAGGATCTCGAAGCCAGAGGCCAGCTGGATGCGGAAGGCCTTGATGGAGCGCGTTCCTTCCGGATCGGTCTCCTCGAAGAGGAACTCTTCGGCTTCCAGGGCGGCAAGATTGAAGGCCTTGAGCCACATGGCGCAGGCGTCGATGAACTCGCGCGTCATCTCCTGCGAATAGGAAATATACATGACGTCCATGCCGCCAGCTGACTTCTGCTTGGCAGCGCGCAGGGCAGCATAGGCCGCGAGCCCCCAGGTCAGTCCGATGCGGCGCGACTTCTCGACGACCAGCACCGAGACCCCGGCCATCAGCTCCCTGACGGCCTCGGCCTGGTAGGTGAGCAGCACCTTGGGCAGGCGGTCGACCGTCACCAGCCCGCCGCCCTCGACATGGGTCATCGAGGCGCGACGGATCTCGGCCCATTGCTCTTTGGAAAACGGCGCGCTCATGCCGCCCGCCGGACGCCACGCCGCGAGACCGCTTCGGCGAGTACCAGCTCCCAGGCGCGGGCCAGGGCGACGATCTCGGCGATGTCGGCATTGCGCCGGAGGGCGGCACGGGACCGCCGTAGCTCTCCGCGATAATGGCGCCCAACAAGCCGCAGGCACTGCCGGCACATTCCTTCAGGTGGCACGAAGAGCCCGGCGCGTGTCTTGAGCGCCGCGATGCGGATCGGGTGATGGCAGCAGGCGCATCGGCTCATCGCTCAACCCCGAGGATCTGCGAAAGGATCGCCTGTTCGGTTTCGGTGGTGAGGCCCTTGACCTTTGCCACCTTGGAGACCGCATCGGCCGCCTTGGCCGCGAAGTCGGCCTCGACCTTCTGCCGGCGCGCCGTCGACAGGCCCTGGGCCGCAACGGCATGGCGCAGCGCGTTGGCGAGCGCGGCGGCTCCCTTGGGATCGATGCTGGCTTCGCCTGCGGCCGACAGAACCTCCCAGACCAGCGTCTTGATGGCCTCGGCCGCCATGATGGTGAGATCATCGCTGGCGCCAGCATCGAAACGCCGGGCAATCGATCCGGCGATCTCTCGCACTTCCTCTAGACGCCGCGTCATCGTCGCAAGGCGGATTGAATAGCGGTTGAAGGCCGATTTTGAGGGGATCGCGAAGTCGAGCTCGCCACGATGCTCGGCCTGGAGCCGCTGCAGCTTGTCGAAGAACTCCTGGTAGATCTCAAGCTGGGTCTTGTTGCGATCGCGCAGCTCGTCGGCGGCCCAGGCAATGATGGGGTCCGCTTCGGGTGGCAGCTGCTCGATCGCGGACACCCGGCCGCGGCCCTGGCGTATCGACATCACTGTCTCCTAGCGCAGGGAGGGGCGCTTGACCCCCTGCAGCACCCGCCGATGTTCGACATGGTCGAGGCCATCCTGAGTGAGCGTGGCGATGATCGTCGAGCCGGCCGGCCGGGTCTTGACCGCTCCGACTTCGGCCTCCAGCCAGGTGATCTGGTTGCGGACATAGTCGCGCGTCTTGGAATGCCCGAACGTTTCGAGCACCGCCTGCAGCAGCGAGTCGTTGAGCGAGCGATTGGTCTCGTCTGCCAACGCCTTGAGGATGATGAGGCGCACGTCGTGGTCGACGAATTCGGCGTAGCTGGTCACTTCCTGCCCTGTCCGAGATCATGTTTTTGCGTGATCAGAAATTCTTCCACCCTGCGGGCGGTCCTTTCGGTGGCCTCCGATGAGGCGGCCATCGACTTGATCGTGCCGTTCATGTCGGAGATGGCGAGCTCCAGCCGGTGCACGCTCTCCTTGTCGGGCAGGTGCTTCCAGTCGCCCTCCATCTTGGCCGTACGGCGCTCGAGCTCGTCCTGGCGCTCGTCGAGCCGCTTGAAGTCGGTCCCGGCCGCCTTGCGCAGCTCGGCCAGGTCTTCGGCATTCTTCTTTGCCGGGCTCTGCAACAGCGCCCAGACCGTGCCAGAGAGCGAGAGCAGCGCGATGCCCAGCCCCACCCATTCGCGCAGGAACTCCATCAGTTCGCGCCTCCGTCCTTAGCCGGAAAAACGCCGCCCCACTTGCCGCGCATCAGCTCGAGGACCGTGTGCCCGCCCATGTGCAGACCCATGTAGAGGCCCGTCAGCGTCATGAGGGTCGCGAGGTCCGGCGCCGGCAGTAGCGCCTCGGCAGACGTTCCGACAAAGACGCGCAGCGCCGCATTGGCCACGTGCACGCCAAGCAGCGCCCAGCCCCAGATGCCCATCAGCACCCATTGCCAGACATAGAGCCACGCCCAGGTCCAGGCTGGCTTCTCGTTCTGCGTGGCAAGCAGCAGCTCGTTGGTGAGCCTATGCTGCTCGTTGCCGGCGCGCATCTTCTCGGCTTCGGCCAGCAGCAGCTCCGGCATCCGTTCTTCGGCCGCGCGCACCTTGGCTACGCTGGTCGTCTGGTTGGGCTTGATTGCCGCTTCGACGGCCTCGCGCGTTGGCGCCACCCCGAATTGTTCGGCGAGCACGTCGAGCGCCAGCTGCGCGATGTCTTGCGCACCGGCGCCGAAGCGCTGGCCGATGAGCTTGGCGAGCATCGGCGCGCCGAGCTCGAACAGAACCTTTTCCAGCCCGCTCATGAGGCGTCTCCGATCAGAATGGCAGCCTTCTTGAGATCGCGAGATTTCCGCCAATGGCCGAAAGCCTTCCAGCCAAGGAAGACCATCAGCACGAAAAACGCAGCGCCCAGGCCAAGCGTCACAAGGTCCGCGACGCGCTCCGCGTTGGAGACCAGGATCACCTCGCCACCGGCGCCCGAGACGGCCCCCGTCCCGTTGCGAATGGCCCGATCGTTGGCGGCCTTGGCCTCGTCCTCGAGGATGGCGACTTTCGTTTCGGGCGGCACCGGCTCCGGGCGCAGGCGGACAGCGGCCTTTTCTGCGATGCGGGCCCAGTTCTGCCGGCTGGGATAGTGCTTGATGCCGGCGCGCAGAAAGCTCTTCTCGAAGGCGACCACCTTCTCCTCGAGCCCGCTGGCAGCGACAGTCGCGCCGATCGCCCGCTTCTCGGTGGAGTTGAGCTCGATGAACAGCCAGGAATAGTTTGCCTGGTCTGACGACGGGTCGAGCTTGTTGCGCTTGCAATAGGCCTCGAATTCGCGCCGGCGCGGCCCAGTCCACTGCATCCAGCCCCAGCCGCCCCGGCTGCCCTTGACCACCGGGGTGATCTCCTGGAGCGCGGTGAAGCCCAGCGACTCGTGACCGGCATTGCCGACGATGGCAAAGGCATCGTCCGGCCGTATCGGGAAATCGCCGAGAAGCCGGTCGCAAATCCCGGGCGCTTTACGGGTGAAAGTCTCGGTGGGGGTCATGGGCCTTGCCAAAGTCGAAGAGATAGGCTCGACTGTGGCTCCCCTCGCGATCCCGATAACCCCCGAAAGATTTCGGGGGCAGACGCTAAAACAAGGTGCCCTGGCCGCCGTTCTTGCCGCGGGCCCGGCGGCGCCAGTTGGTCACCGTGCGCTCATGCACACCCATCGCCCTGGCCGTCTCCGTCAGGGACATGTCGCTCCTCAGCGCCTCGGTCCATCGTTCGGACTTCATAGCCGCCGCGGCAAGCGGAATCGTCAACCGGCTCTGGTGATTAGTGCGATAATGACGGCAGATCTTGTCGGCGGCCTCCTGGCCGACGATCTCGGTTAGCCAGTGTCGGTGGCCGGCCCGGCGCGGCAGGAAGACCGTGGTGCCGCCCTTTGCGCGCGCCAGCGCCCAGGCCGCGTCGACGCCGGCAACGGCGGCAATCTCGGCGAGGACGGGAGGCAGCGGGGGCGGACGATCGCTCATTTGGGCGCCGGGATGCCCCTGATGGTGTAGGTCATTTCGGTCAGGCCCTCTTCGTCCGCCCGATGCCCCTTTCGGTAAACGAGACGCGCGGTAATGGTGCCGTTCGGTACCAGCCAGAAGCCGGATGCCTTGGCGAGCTCGTAACCCTCGGCCATGCGCTTTCCGAAGTGCTCGTCGAGCTTGGCGGCAAGCTCCCTGACGGTCGGAGCCTCTACCGGAAGCTTACGGGGGCCGCGCACCCGAGACCGCTTCTTCACCTTTGAAACCATTTCAGCTCCTCGCCCTCATCGGGCTCGATCGGGCGGACCGCCTCCTGCTCGAGGAGACGGCGGGTCAGGTCAGCCAGGCGCAGCTCCTGGACCATGCGGCGGATCGAGCGGGGCGGCATTCCGGCGATGCGCGAGACCAGCTGCGCCCGCTCCTGGCGCATCCGGGTCAACTCGCTCTCGCCAACCCACCGCGCCCGCTTCATGGTTCAGTTCATCTGGCAGGCCTGAAGGTCTGCCTCGACGGCGTAGTGATCGCCGATGTCCTCGAGGCAGTCCTTCATCAGGGCCTTTACCAGGTCCTCCGCGCTGGGCCGGTCGCTCGCGATCGACACCGCCAGGCCACCAATGAGTGCCACGACCGCGACGATGACCGCGTCCTGCGGCTCGCCATTGACCACAGCGATCAGGTCGGTCGCCAGTTCTTCGGCCCTGTCCGTCAGCTCGGCAGATAGCCCGCTCATCGCGCGGCCCTGATGTTCTGCCCGAGCAGGTTCATCGCCCGCTGCTTGCTGGCCCGATCCAGCGACCCGGCGCGCCAGGCGTCATAGGCCTGGAGGCAGACATTGCTCGGGTCCGGATCAGCGGTTTTGAGCCCAAGGATGCGCACCTGCGCCTCGATCACGCAGTCCTGCACGTCGCGGCCCTTGCCCTTGCGCCAGACGACGCCGGCCTCCCGCGCGATCCATGCCTCGAGCGCGCCGATGGCAGCCTCGGCCTTGTCGGCCTCCAACAAAAACCGGGTGTGATCGACCCCGCTCTGGCGCTTCACGAAGGCCAGCAGCGCCTTGTCCTCACGGTTCTGGACGATGCCGAGGTTCCACCCGGCGATCCAGAGCGCCTGCAGCTTCTTGGCGTACGGGCCGGCAAGCGCGGTGGTGCGGCTGTTGTCCTGTCCCGCCGCCCGCTTCATGGCAACGACGAGCTGGTGTTGCTGGCTGGGTGACATGGCGCGCAGCGATCGCTGGCCCACCTCCCGCTCCGAGAAGGCGCGACGGGTTTCCTCGTCCATGCCGAGCTGGCGGGCGAGCGCATGGATAGCTTTGAGTGCGGTCATGATTGGGCTCCATCATCAAGAATTGCGTCGACCAGCTCGCTCTCGAGAGCCGTCACGATGAGCAGTCGAATAATGTCGTGGGGCGCCATCTTGCGTGCACGCGCGGCGGGCACGAGGTCGGCGATCGTCGCCCTGGGGATCAGGACATGCACCGCGTCGGCTCCCGGGCGGATACGCCGATAACCGCGCTTGCGGGCCTTGTGGTAGTAGAGCGACGCGGCCGAGGGCGTGATGCCCAGGCGCGCTGCGGTCTCGGCATTGCCGAGCCCCGAGGTGCGGAGCGCAACGACGGCCGCCGTCTTGCTCGGATACTGGGCGAGAAGCTCACTCATCTGTCCCTCCTGGACTGCTGGAAGAGCGCGAGGCGCAGCTGTTCGAGCCGAGCCTGTTCGGCGTCCGGCAGATGGCCGGACGGGGCACGCGTGGCGCAGAGCGCGGCCAGCCGAGTGTCGAGATAGCTGGCGCCTAAGTCGAAGCCTGAGGCGGTGCAGGCGGCAGCGATCTCACGGGCGCATTCGAGCACTACGGCATCGGAGAGGCGCAGCAGCAGCTCGGCGCGGGCATGGTGGCCGCCGGCCGCCAGGACGCGATCGCTGATGGGCGAGAGACTGCTCATTTAAAGATCCTCGCGAAGCTCTCGTCCCGAGGCGACCAGGCCGGCTCGAAGACCGGCTTGCATTCGGCGGCCAACGGGAAGGCCTTGAGCGCCGCTTCCAGCTTCGCCTCCGGCGCAAAATACGAGCCGGCCTTGTCGGTCACCCAGTCCATGCCATCCATGCGCAGCCAGCGGCCGTCCGGGTGGCGCAGGCGCACCCACTGCTTTTTCACCGGAGCGGCGACAACCTTGCGTCGCGGGGCCGGCACATTGGCGCGCGCGGCGGCAACCGGAGCCGGCACCTTGACGGCTGGGGGAATGGGCGCAGACAGCTCAGCCGGCACCGGCTCGGCCTTCGCCGTAGGGCTGCGATGTGCCGTCGACTGCTTGGGATGCAGACGGATCTTGAGCCTATTGCACTTGCCGAGGACACTGTTGCGGGTGACGCCGAACGCCTCCGCCATCTCCGTACTCGAGCGGCCGTCTCGAGCCATCTCGCGCAGCTGCTCGATGCGCTCTTCGGTCCAGACCGGCTCATCGGCGGCTTTGGCCGTGCCGGGGTCTGTCAGATCGGAAGGCTCAGGCTTTGGCGCCGGTGCGTCGCCGGGTTTCCAGCCGCGCGGCATGGGTAGCACCGAGATGTCGTACTTCCTCGCCAGCTTCTGGATGGTCTCGTTGGTGACTCCCGCTTCGTGGGCGATCTCGCCCACGTGCCGACCTTGGGCAGCCAGTGTCCGGATCTGTTCGCCACGCTTCTGGTCCCTGGGACGGCCTGTGCCGACCCTGCCGACCGGCAGCGCAATGCCCTGCTTTTGCCCTCCGTCGCCGGGCTTGCCGGCCCCGGAGGGCTGGGGTTGAGCGTCCTCCTGGGGGACTTCAGTAGGCGCTCTCCCGCCCTTTAGCGCCATCGCTGGCAGGTCGATGACGGGCTCCCGTAACTCGTCGATGTCGACATCGACATAAGCCGCCTCGACCAGCTCGGGCGCGGGCAGAGCGACCGGTGCCGTAACTGGGGCAGGCAGCGCCGTATCTGCGAATCCGGCATCGCGGCCGATCGGCGGCACACTGCCGTTGATGGCGTAGGTCAGAAGCTCATTGGCGGGTACGTTGAGCTCGGCCGGGACCCCGATCATTGCCTGCCCGAAACGCTTGCGCGCCTCGGCGAGCTTGGCCGACGTCCAGCCCGGCCGCTTGGCAGAGGCGCTGCGGGTAGCTTTCTTGCTCGGCCGGACCCCGCGATCTTCAGAGGCTTGCTCTGTCATCGCCGGTTCGGCAGGGTTGGCCAGCGCCGCCCGCAGGCGCATCACTTCGCCCTCGAGCCGGTCGATGCGGCGGAGCAACTGCGCCCCGATCGAGCGGCGGGGACCGAAGTACGGCATCATGTGGGGGCGGGCGTGGCGCATCAGATCAGCGCCGCCGTCGCGACAAAGCCCAGCACCAGGCCGAGCAGCAGACCCCAGAGGAACAGGCTGGTGGTGTTGGCAGGTTCAGGCGGGCGCCCGCCGAAGGGATGAGCGCTCATGCAGCCCTCCCGATGACGTGGTCGAGGTGCCAGCAGCCCCCTGCGCCGACGACGTATACGACGGGCGAGTGGCCGCCCAGAATAGACGCGCCATAGCTCGACACTGTCCGCACCACTGTTTCGGGCTGGCCTGCGACCGTGCGGATGAGAATGCGAGTTCCGGCAGGAAAGCGGAGGTTGAACTCGTCGCATAGCGCCTGAAGGGTCACGGGATCAGGCAGGGAAACACCCCCCCCCGATTCCGCCTCATCGATAGCGGTCACGGCGTAACGGAGCACGCCGCCAGTCTTCGGCAGCGGCGGGGCGAAGTAGCGCAGTCGGCCACCCACTGAGATACTGGCGGGGTCGACTGAGACGTTCCCGGCCGCCCAGATCCCTGCCTGGAACGGGCCGCAGCCGACGACGCGACCCGTCTCCATGTCGATTTCCCACCAGAGAAAGTCCTGGCCGCGATCCTCGAAGGTGATGCGCTGGATCATGGCGATACCGCCACGCCCAGTTCGGCGACCGCTTGGAGTGCCATCCGGCCGGCCATGGTGAATCGCACGTGGCTGTCGCGAAGGCGCTCGAAGCCGCAGCGGCCATCCGAGCGAGCCATAAATCCGGACTTTATCGCCTTTTCAATCAGTGGGCTGCGCGCGTCCTGCGGCTCCCATGCCGCGTCGCCCATCCGGCTGTACACCTTGCGAAGCGCGTTCAGTTCAGAGCTCGAAAGATCCATCTCCGCCCCCTATGCCTGCGCCAGGTCGATGGCGATCGCGTGCCAGGGCGAGCGGGTATCCTTGCGCCGGTAGAACCGGACATATTCCCGGCTGCCGATCACGCGGATGGCTTCGCCGAGCGCGATCATGGCCGAGCGCCAGTTCTCGTCGTCGATCTCCAGCCGCCGCAGCTGGAACAGTGCCGCGCGATTGATGCGCCCCTCCTTGTCGACCTGGAAGGCATGCTCGACGAGCGCGCGGATCTCGTCGCCGGCCCCCGCCGACCAGGCGGTGATGCACTCGTCGACGAGGTTCTTGGCGATCTGCAGCTCGGGCCCGAAGCTGAGCTGGTCCTGCACCTGCACGGTCACCTTGAGGGTGCCGTCATAGCTGGTGATGGTGACGTTGCCCTTCTTGCCGCCCCGCTTGCCGCCATACCTCTCGGCCAGCAGGTCGACGAAGGAATTGACGTCGTCGAAGGTGTGGCCCCGGAAGCGGCTGATCCGCCCGTTGAGCTCGAGCGCATGCCCGATGATCGTGCGCACGGTCTGGTCCTCGAGTTTGTGCTCGGGCTTGACCAGGTCGGTCGGCACCAAACGCCCGCCGGCGTCCTGCATGAAGCTCCGGTCACCCATGGTCACGGTCGCTGGGGTGAGTTCGGGGTGGGTCGGCGCAACGCCGGTCTCAATGCTGTCCAGCATCGGAAGTCTCCTGTTCAAGGGGTGTTGAAAGGGTGGCGGCCGCGACAGCCGCAGCGAGAGCGTCGAGGGCGCCGGTGAGCGCCAACTCAGCCTCCATGCGATCCATGCCGGAGGTTTCCGCCCAGTTCTCGCGCAGCTCGCTGATCGTCGCGTGAGCGTTGAGCACGCGCTGCAGCTCGGTCTTGACAGCGTCTGCGGACGGCATGGCTTCGGCCGCCATCTGCTGTTCGATGAACATCGCCATTGCAGTAATGCCGAGCGAGGAGATCGACATCGGGCCGCGATCGAGGGTCCGCCGCGCCTGCTCAGCCGCGTCGATGGCGATAAGGACGGTCCGGCTCATGATGCCAGCCTCCCCTCGCGGGCGACCACGCGGATGGTCAGCGGAGCCAGGCGCTCCATGTGGGCCACCACCGGCACCACGCTCCAGCCCTCGGTGCGGCGCTCTTCCCAGAGGATGCGCTGCACTGGCTGGCTCTGGTCCCAGAGCGCGCTGATCGCCTTGGCAGCCGTCTCCCGGTAGCTGTAGCCGAGGATGGTGCCGCCTGGCGTGCAGAGGGCAAAGCCTTGGGTCTTAAAGGTGCTTCCGGTCATGCTGCACCGCCAGGGCCGACATCGGCCTGGCGCGCATGGGCGCGGGGGCGACGTGCCGCCAAATGGAAGACGTTGGACGGCCAGCGCTCGCCGATCGGCGCCGGCGTCGGTACCGCCATGTCCTCGAGGAATTCAGTCGGCGGGTCGGGCTGGTAGACGCCCTCGCTCAGATGCCCCGGCCGGAACGGCCGCCGATCGAGGGTGGGGTCGTAAATCACCCTCAGGCCGCTCATGTCGTCGATCAGGTCGCAAGGCTCGCCGGCCGCCTGGGCATCAGCCAGGGCGCCCATCACCCCATTGTGGGTTGCGACGCTCTCGGCCGCATCCAGCGCCATCTGCAGGGTGCGCTCCGCGTCAGCCATCATCTCGTCGACCCGGGCCCGATCGGCGGCGAGCTGCTGGGTGGTCTCGGCGATCTGATTTTCGAGCCCGGCGATGATCCGGTCCTGGGACTGGATGACCCAGACCAGTCCCTTGTCGAAAAGCTCGACATCACGGCGCGACAGGCTGCGCTGTCCCTGACGGACCTGATGGAAGCAGCAGGACAGCAAAGTCGTTATGCGGCGCAGCGTCTGCGCCTCCGACCGGAGATTATCGGTCATTGTCGATCTCCTTCTGGATGATCCGGGAATGAGGGCAGCCCGACCGGCAGGCGTGGTACATTTCCACACGGGCAGATGAGCTGAGGGCATAGGGCTTGGCCTGCCAGGCAAGGCAGCGATGGCGAGGCATCTCGCCCTTGACCGGGCAGTCGACGGTGAGGCCCATCAGGGCGCCGCGCACGGATTCTTCGATGCGCGGCAGGTCGAGCTTGGCCAGCATGTTGCCGCGGTTGACGACGACCGAAACGGTGCTGTTCGAGTACCCGATGGCCTCGCCAGAGGCCTTGGCACCAAACCGGTCCGCATGGGCGGCGAGCTCGGCAACCCAGTCCGGGACGCCACCCACCGCAGCCCAGGCCTGCGAGGCCTTTTCCGCATAGGTCCGAAGGTCGCGCCCGCTCATGGGTCGACCTCCTCGGCAATCACATCACCGAGCACTTTGCCCGTGTTGGCGTCGTAAACGAGCTTGCTGCGCAGGATCTTCGGCGGCTTCGGGCCGGTATTGGCAGACCCTTTCAGTCGCCAGACCTGCTTCTTGCCCGGACCGCCCGGCGTCACGACGACAAGTAGGCCGGCCTGGCAGAGTGTCCGCGTATAGGCCAATGCTGTTGCGGCAGAGACCGAGACCTCATCGGTGCTGGCAGAGATGGCGAGCTCCTGGGCGGTCCATCCACCCGTTTCGCGGCGCATGACGTTCCACATCTGCTGCTGGCCGCGCCCTTGCCGGCCGGCGGTGCCGTCGCGGTTGATCGTCGGCGTACTACGGCTGCGTTCGATAAGCCTGTAGAGCGTCGGGGCGCCGTGCTCTTCGGGAGGGGTAGCCTCCACCAGTCCGCCCTTGACCAGCCTGCGAACGAAGTCGCGGATAGGCGCCCGGGTGCCGCACTCGCTGCGGCCTTCGACGTCGGTAAGCGTGAAGGTGCTCCCGCCTTCTGACAGCTCCATGATCACGCGCCAGAAGTGGTCGTTGCCGCGCAGAAGGGGCTCGGCCGATCCGATGCGCAGCCTGAGAACCGCGGACATCAGCGCCCCCTCCGGGGCGGGCGCCCCGTGAAGACGGCGCCGGAATAGGCGCTCTTGTCGATTGCCGTATGCCCATGGGTGCGGCAGAACTGCCCCACCTCGGCAAGCGTCGTAACGATCCGGCTGGCCACTCCCCGTGTCTCGCTGACGATATGACCCAGGAGGTCATCAGCGATCTCGAGCTGGGGCTGGTAGAGCTGCCCCAAAACTCTCGCGTCGCCGACATCGCACGGATTAGCCATGCCGAAGGCGGTGACCCTGTTTTCGCACCGTTCGTATTGCGCCAGCTTTTCGGGCAGGCGCTCTTCACCGACGAGCAGCACCGGGATCTTTGCGCCCTTGTAGATGTCGCGGACGAGCTCAATCATGTTCTTGTCGACGAGCTTGTCGGCTTCATCGATGATCAGCAGGCGGTTGGGAGCATCTTTCAGCAGCCGGATGGCCTGTTGCATCATCGCGCCGATAGTGCCCCGCGGCGCGACCTCGAGCTCGGCAAGCAGCGCCTCGACGAAGAGCTTGCGGGTCCAGAAGTCGAAGACCTCGACATAGATCGCGTCGAGCTTGTTCTGAAGGAACAGGCTGGCCTTCGACTTCCCGTAGCCCGAGGGGCCGAAGAATACGCCCAGGCCATCGACGCCGGGTGGCCGGGCGATGATGCGGTTAGCAACGTCGAGACAGGCAGCGACATTCTTCAGAGGCGCTGTAGAGCCAGTCTTGACGAGAGTGGGCTTTGGGGTCATCTAAAAATCCTTCGTTGTCGTCCGGGCCCCGGTGCCAGCCGGGGCCTATTCTTTTCGGGATCAGCGCAGCGCCTGGTCCCCGAACTCCTCGTGCATCATCTTCATGGTCTGGTAGTCGGCGCTCTGCTTGAAGCCGCCGAACCAGATCAGGTCTTCGGGCGGCACCTGTTGCCCAGCAGCCAATTGCTCCTCGACTCCCAGCGCCTTGCGGAAGAGTTGCGCCGGCGTGAGCGCGCGGCGCAGGGGCGTCACATTGCTGTTTGCGGGCTCGGGCTGCGCAGGATCGAGCTCGGCTAGAAGCGCCTGGTGCATGGCCGAGACATCGTCCGAGAGCGGCACTGGCGCTGCAGGCGACATGGCGGCGATCGCGGCATCGATCTGGGGTGTGGTGTGTTCCACGGACCGCCGCGGCAGAGGGACCACATTCGGGATGTCCCGGGCCTTCACCTGCAGCGTCTTGGCGATCAGGGTCTCGAGGCCGATCTCGCGCATGTCCGCGCGGATGCCTTTGGTGGCATTGGCGAGGCGTTCCGAGAGGATTTCTCGGCGCGCTTGGTGGAATGCGGCAGGATCAATGCCTGCCAGTTCGGGGCAGATCGCCTCGCAAAGGAACGACCCGCCGTCCGCGGCAAACACATAGACCTTGCCCAGGTCGAGCGGGTCCATCCTCACCAGGACGTTGAGATCGCCTGCCAGAGACGGGTGAGCATAGTGGAAGTGGTCGACGCGGATGCCCTGCTTGCCAACCTTGCGCAGGCCGTTTCCGCTGCCACCAGCGACCGGCATGAGCAGCAGATCGAACGCCCGCTCGTCCACCATGCGCGGCACGTAATTCGGGGCACTTGCTGCAGCCAGGGCCGGCGTCTGGCCCTTGAGGCCGCTGTGGGCGCGGTGCTGGTAGACCACCTCGATCCATTGATCGATGTAGCGCTGCAGCTCGGCTGCAGTCAGGCGAACCGAAAACAGTTTGGCGTCGTCTTCGCCAAGGCGGCTGGCGAAGCTGCGCCGTTCCTCGATTGCTTTTCGGTCTGTGACGTTGTGCCCAATGAAGCCCGGCAACTCGGGCCCCACCATGTGCTGAAACGTCTTGATCGCGCGCTCGACATGCGCCTTGTGCTCTGGCGCATAGGGCGGGCACACCTCAATCTCGATATTGAGTGCTGCCAGAAGCCGCTTGGTATCGCGGGCGACGAAGTCCGAGCCATTGTCGGTGCGGATCTGCCGGGGCACGCCCCAGGCCAGAGCAGCTTTGCGCACAAGCAGCGCGACGGCCGACGCGCGAGGGGTGCGCGATACTGTTATGGCGAGGCGCCGGGTTGCAACGTCGATGCAGGCATAGATCGAGTGCCGGCCGTCGATGCAGAGAGCATCCATCGGCGAGGCGTCGACCATCCAGAGGGCATTGGGCTCGTGGATATGGGCGAGCATTCCCGTCCCCGAAGGCCGCATGGCCGAACGGAACCGGTCCGGGTTGGTGATCTTGGTGAGGATGAGCTGCTTTTCGGGGTCGGCCTTAAGGGCTTTCAACGCCCGTTGAAAGGCCCTGACATTGGGCATCGGCACGGCATTGCCTGCCAGCTCGAGTGTGTCGCCGAACTTGTGCCTACACTGGGTCTGGATCGCTTCCGCCTTGAGGTGCGGCTCGAAGGCAATGAGCGCCAGCATCCACTCAATGACGCGCCCCCCATTGGCCCTTTCAAGTATGCTGGTGCCCTTGCGGCTGAGGCTCGGATCGTGGCCGATTGCATCGCCAGCTTTGGCCTTGGCGGCCCAACGGTCGAGTGAGCGCATGGAGAGGACCGGCACCGTGTCCTTAATCCACGCGTCGATCGCCAGAGTGCCGAGATTGTATTTGTCGCAGAAGAGCTTCAACCGAGCTGTCTTGTTCGGCCGCAACCCTCTCGAGAAGCGTTCAAAGGCCGCCAGAATTGCTAGCCGCGCGTCGCGCTCTCGCTGGGCCCGCTGCGTCCCGGCGCCTGCAGGGGGCAGGTTTGCCTTAGCCGTCGACGGTTCGGCCGCTGCCACCCGATCATGGCGCTGGAACCACGCCAGCTGAGCCAAGGTCGGGAGAATGCGGTAATTGTACTCCATGCCACCGCCCCGTCCCTGGCGGCGCCTGGCGAAGGTTGGATGCTCGTCCCAGCGCTCCCGTTCAGCCATGATGGCTACGCCGCGCGTAGTGTTGGGCACATCCCGCAGCTGGGCATCGGCTATTTCCCGCGCTGTCAGCCATTCCTTCATGCCCGGCTCCTCAGTCGGGCCTGCAGGCGCGCTTTCGCGTCCGCCAGCTCCCGCTCTTTTTCTTCGATCAGGTGCATTTCGATGATTTCCGCGTACTTGCGCGGTACCACCGCGAAGCCGAGCATCGCGGGGATGAATGCCAGCAGATCCTCCACGCCGGTGACGACCACCAGGGCGGCGAAAGCGTCTAGGGGAATGCGGTGCCCGGTACTGGCTTCCGAGGTCCACTTGTCGAGCTGGTCCTCGCTGACTGCTCTCTGCAGCTCGCGCGCCATGAGAGCCGCAACGTCGGCCCGGGTGAGGCCCTTGTCCTCGCGAACGTCTCGCAAGGCGCGGGCCAGCAGGCGAGCGATCTGGTTTTCCAGCTTCCCACGCCCAGCGACATCCGGCCCATACCCCACAGCGACCTGGGGAGGTTCCCAGGACAGCAGGTCAGCGGTGCGGTGGTCGCGAGTGGCCATGACTTAGCGGCTCGCCATCCAGAGCCGGATCGCGTCCTCATGGGCCTCGAAGAAACGCTCCTGTTCGGCCGGCTTGAGCCTGGAGAAGCCCTCGCTCATCCGCTCCCAGGGCATGCGGGGCGCCGGCGTTGGCAGATTGTCGAGAATGGCGATCGCGTCCGAAACACTGACGGCCCCGGCGAGTAGCCGGTCGACGATGGCGTTCTGCCGCGCGGGCGTCTCCGCGACCAGACTGAGCAGTTCGCTCTGATTGTCCGCGATCGGGTGGAGGGCAATGCGCTGCCGGATGCTTTCGCCGATGCGCGCGATCTTGAGTGCGCGGAAGACCGCATCGCGGGAAAGCCCCAGAGCCTTCTGAGCCGCGACGGTGAAATTGGCCGCGAACCTGTCGCTGGCCAACTCCATCGCGTCGTCGCCGATCAAAGTTGCAGATTTGAACTTTGATGACTTCCGGTCGCCGCCGCGCTGGACCGTCCCCTTGACCGCCTCGAACAGCTCGCGCCAAGCTGCCACATCGAAAGCCCGATCGAGCACCGACAGTTCGCGGCGCATGAAGTTTTCGACGATCTCCGCCAGCTTGACCTCGGCCTCGCTGGCAAAGTCCGCCCACTGCTTGACGATCGCGTCGATGGTCACGTCGCCATTGCGAAGCCGTGCGGCAAGCCGGTGGCCGCCAGTGACGAGGCGATAGCGCTCCCCTGTCTGTAGCAGCTCGATCGGAGTGCGCTGGCCGCGAGCCTTGAAGTCCTCGGCAAGCGCCTCGACCCAATTGGGGTCCAGTGCGCGACGTCCGGAGGGCACATCAATCAGGGCGATCTTCACCGCGCGATGTTCGGCGAGATGGGATTCGGTCACGTTTGGGTCCTGGTGAATAGGATGAGCAAGAAGAGGTGCACGGCTCACGACATCACCCCCAGGGTGAGGGCGCAGGTGCCGAGGATGACCAGTCCTCCAGCCGCGTAGGCGATCAGGCTGATCGGGTCGAAGCGAGTGGCGCGGCTGTCAGCGCGCCGCCAGGTTGCTGACCGCGCGCTCATCTCCGGGCACTCCGGGCGTCATCACGAATGTGACGCTTTTGACTGGTGGAGCGGGGAGCCTTGAGGCTAAAGTCGCTCTCGTTGGAAAGGCCGCGCAGATAGCTGTCGGGAAACAGCGTCCGGAACGGCAGACCAAGCGCTTTAGCGATGGCTTCCGCGCCCTTGCGATTGCCGCCGCGCAGTCCATGACGCACGGCGCTGGGCTCAAGCCCGGCAGCTTGCGCGATGGCCGTCTGCGTCAGGCCCTTCCGACCTATCTCGGCCTTGATGGCATGCCGGTCCCAAACGACCGCCTGCGTCTTGGTCATGCTTGTCCCCGTATCAGCCGGCCAGGATCAGTGGCCGGTTGGTGCACACTCGAAACACGAATATGAGCACAAACGTAACCGATTTTTATCGATTCAACAACCGAGAAATCTCGTTCCAAGTTTGAATGAGCGAGTTTTATCGTTAAATATCGAGAAACGTCGGTCTACCAATGTGTTAGGTGCCTAACGCTATGACGACCGCAACTGGGAACCCGCTTCCACCTTCGGGACCGGCACACAACGCCGGGTTTCAGCAGCGCTTCCAGGATCTCGTTGCGCGAGTCGGGGGGCTAGCTATTGCCGGCGAGCTGGCCGGGGTTACCGATGAGACGATCGGGAAATGGCGAGATGGCAAGACGAAGCCGACGTTTTTCGGCCTTGCGGGCATCGCCGCTGCAGCTGGAGTAACGCTCGACTGGCTGTTGACCGGCGCTGAGCATCCTCGCGCTCTTGCAGCATCAGATGCCGACGTAGAGGCGGCGCTTCCGGAGTTTGCGCTGCTGCCGCGCTACAGCGTGTCCGCATCTGCGGGTTCTGGGCTCGTCGCCCATGAGGAGGTCGAGATCGAGCGGATCGCGTTCCGGCGCGACTGGCTACGCGATATGGGCCTTGATCCCAATCAGGCCGGCCTGCTCTCGGCAAAGGGCGACAGCATGCATCCCACCATCCCCGATGGCGCCATGATGCTTGTAGACCGCAGGCTCGACCAGCCGATAGTCTCTGGCTATATTTATGTCATCGTCCTGGACGGTGAGGTGCTCGTGAAGCGCGTAAGCCGCAACGTCGACGCCACTTTCGATCTCATTTCAGACAATCCGATCTACCCAGTCCAGAAAGTCCGGCAGCCCGACTTTGACAAGCTGATGATCGCCGGCAGAGTATTCTGGGTGGGTCGCACGATATGA